TACGGAATCCACCAGATTCGGGTACGGTCGTCCAGCCGCCTTGGCTCGGGCCTTGGCTTGCGCCTTCTGACTGTCAGTCAGTGTGGTCGGCTTGTCCCCTTTCGGGGCAGGCTTCTTCCAGAACGCAACCTTTCGCTTCGATCCCATCATAGCACCTGACTCCACGACCCGCCGGTAAAAATGTACATGAGCAACGTGTCCGTCCCGACGTACACACTCCCCTCCGTCGCCGTCACGGGCCGCAACGCCAACGTGCCCGACTGGATATGGATCGACGTATCGGCGTCATGCGCGTTGAAGGCGGCACCCGCGATGTTGTCGTTGGTCCGTACCGTGTTGGCATCGACCGTGCCAGTCCCGTTGAGGACGGGCGAGGCGAAGGTCTTGATCGGGTGGAGAGGAAGGAGGACGGCCATCGGTTACGCCTGTGGCGGGATAGGCCACGCTGGCGGATTAAACGGGTCGATCACCGTGCCCATATAATCCCGCAACTGCTGGCGATACGTCACCCACTCGTCCCGCTTCTCAGTCGTCAGCGGCACGTCGGGCAACTGCGTGTAATCGCAGGCTTGCAGCTTCGTATCACGGGTCCGGCGTAGGGCAGCTAACGCATTCTGCTTGGCCTGCTCCATCTCGGCTGGCGTGAACGGCGTGTTGATCCATGTGTTGCTGTACGCATCCGTCGCCTCGACCCACACAATCGGCCCGTCGTTCGTGTTCTCAAACTGGACTGGCGCAGGCTGCTCAACGTACTTGAACACCGCGTAGCCGAAGTCCACCAAGAAACTGTTGTCGGGCAGATCGGGGAAGCTGGTCTGCGGGAACAGCATACGGAAGTTGCTATACGTCAGCGGGTAGTTAACGGGTGCGCCGTCTTGTACCTGAATGACTAGCAAGTCGCTATCAGAAATGGTGAGTCCCATGTTTTATCTCTCTTTCTCTTAGTTAGGCGTCCGCTGCGTTTGACGGATAGGATCGACCAGCGCCCCACATGATGCGGACAGCGCCGCCCGCTCCGTAACCGCCCAGAGACCCTGAAGTAATACCGCCGATGGATAGGTCTTCAACATACTGCCCGCTTCCGCCACCGCCACCATATGATGCGCCACTACCGGGCGAACCGCCCGATGTGCCGCCAGAACCCCCGCCGCCGCCCCCGCCTCCTCCGGTATTAAATGCTCCGCCCGCTCCATTTGCCCCAGCTCCAAGGAGGCCAACGCCGCCGCCACCGCCGCCCGGGTAAGATAGAATTAAATTTGGGTTTCCAAGATATGGATTAACGGTATCTCCGCCACCTCCGCCTCCACCTCCACCGCCGGTGCCTGCTTGCCCATTACCACTTGAACCGGCCCCACCTGCCCCGCTATAACCAGCGGCTCCACCTCCACCTCGGTCAAAGCCGCTCCCACCAGCTTGCCCAGCTGGGGTGGTTGTGCCTCCAGAATCTCCACCCGCAGCCACAACAATAGTGCCGCCAAAACTTGAGTTGCTGCCGAATCCTCTGTTCCCGCTTACTGGATTCCCAGCACTTCCACCTGCGCCAACAACCACGGAATAAGAACCGCCCGGCGTAACAGAGTAATTGTTTCGGTAAGTAAGGTCTCCCCCGCTGCCTGATCCAGAATCTCCGCCTGCTCCGCCTCCAACACACAACACCGATATATCCGTAATCCCACTTGGAACTGTAAACGTGTACGTTCCCGGAGTAGTGTAGGCAACCTGACTTGGCCCTGTCGTCTTAGTCGTTGCCATCATCATACGATTGGCTAGCATCTTAGGTCGTCACAAAGTTTTGCGCGACAGTCATCGCGTACCATGTTGTGCCCGCGTTGTTGGTGTAGAACACGAACATATCGGATCGGCCAGACGTGGTTGTAATTGTCGGCGCAGTCCCCGCAGGCCACTTCACCGCCGCTGGATACGTCACCGTATAGCTCGTCCCGTTGGCGTCAAAGATCAGCGTAAACGAACAGGCATTGCCCGTGCCTGACGGGTTGCTAATCGTCAACGTTGAGATGTTGGCGTTGCGAGAGACGCGGAACACGTTACCGTTCTCAATGTTGAGCGTCAGCGTTCCGCTGCTAATTGCTGGCGTGGTGTACGTCTCGGCGTAGTCCGTGAACCGTGGACGGCCTATCACGTTGTCGGCCATCGACACGGTGCCTCCCATCGTCAGCGCGGTCAACGTCCCGACGCTAGTCAAACTTGACGCAGCAACGGCAGACCCAAGCGTTGTGGCGCTCAGGGTGTCTACGCCGTTCACCTTGTAGGTCGATCCAGTGGAAACATTGGCGTTGCCGCCAACATCCAGCGTGTAGGCTGGCGATGCGTTGACTACGCCCACCCGATTGTTCGTGCTGTCTACTTTGAGGGTGCTGGTGTCCACCGTCAGATCGCCGGTAACGGCAAGACTGGTTAGCGTTCCCACGCTGGTGAGGCTTGAGGCAAGAACATTGGATGCCAGTGTTGCGCCAGTCAGCGTACTGGCATCTGCCGCAGCAGCTGGGAGCGTGATGTTGGCGGTGCCGTCAAATGCCACGCCATTAATGTTCCGTGCTGTCTGCAACGCCGTTGCCGTAGCCGCATTGCCCGTTGTGCTGCCACTTGACCCCGTGACGCTGCCTGTAATCGGCGCAGTCACGGTTAGTCCGCTCAACGTGCCAACGCTTGTTAAGCTTGAGGCCAACACGTTAGAGGCTAACGTTGCGCCAGTAACCGTTCCTGCCGCAGCCGTCACCGTGATGTTAGCAGTCCCGTCAAACGCCACGCCGTTAATGTTGCGCGGAGTTTGCAATGCGGTTGCGGTTGCCGCATTTCCACCAACAGACGGGACATAGGCAATCTCTTCCCACGCTGCACCCGTATCAAACCACAAGCTCACATCGCCTGTGTCCGTCGTCATCCACTTCCGCCCAACCGTGCCCGCCGCAGGACGAGCGGCTAACAGCGACGACTGCACATGGATGCCACTGTCGATGTCGTGATCGACGTAGGCACTACGGGTAGTGTTGTCGTTGCTTAAGACGACCGTTGCGTTGAGTAGGTCGCCATTGACCGGACTGGTAAAGGCGGCAACGCCATGCTGACCGATTGTTTGCGCCACTAGCGCCTCCCAAGAGCAAAAGTTTCTATTTGAAAACGGCCAAAGATAGGGGTGGTTTGGCCTGCGTCGATGATAGAGACGTCGATGTAATACCCCGTGCCGCTCAACTGCACACGGTAATTGCTGCTATTGGAACTCCCCCACAGCCCGTACCCCCAAATGCCAGTGCCCCATCGACTTGAGACGAAAGTGGTCGGCAGCGTATAGGTGTCCGAGGTGGAGTCTGTTACCCACTTCACAATAGTTGACGAAGAACTGTCCAGTGACGCCGTGATGTAGCCAAAACGGAGCGACTTCGCCAGCGCGTCGTCCCCGCAATACATCCGGTGCATCTGGATGGTCATGGTATACGGAGTCCCACCCGTGCCATCAGACAGTTGGTTATCAACGACCACGCCCGTCTCATCGCAGGTTGTGACATACCCATCCTCATCACCCCGAAGCAAGGCAGGCAGTCCATCCGAATCAATGCTATCAAACAAGGTGGTCGTGGCAGGGTCCAAGAACCCAGAATCCCACGGCCCAGACCATGCCCGAAGCACGGTATGATAGACGTACACGCCGTACACCGGCACGTTCACCCACAACTCACGGGTTGCACGGTTGAACGTTGCGCTGATATTTGCCACCTGTGCCGAGGTCAGATTCCGAATGACTGGCAAGAGGGGGTCAGGCGTTTCTACCGTACCGACTGCCGACACTTCTGATTCGTTGCAGGAGTACAGCCCCCGCTCAGACACGAAGAACCCCAGATTGCCAATGCTGACAATGGATCGTGGAGCAATGGTGCCAACGTCTGCGGTCAAACCTTGCGGGGCAACGGTGATGTCGTCCTGCCCGTAGCCTGTCAAACGGCTAATGCCGCGACGATGGAAGATCAACAGCGAGGTGTTGATTGACGCAAGCCCGACAACCGTTTCATCGGAGAAGGTGCGGACGATGATCTGCCCACCACCCGCTGACCCGTTGGCAAACGTGTCGCCGTTGTTCAGCGCCGAATAGAAAATAGAATCGGGGAACGTTGCATTGCCGCATCCCCACAGCCGCTGGTTATGGACCGCAAGATTGGTGACCGCAAGCGTCCCAGCAATGTTGGTCGTCAGCGCGGTGCCGTTCCACACGTTGAGGAGGCCACCGTCCGCGATGTAGACCACATCTGCCGTGGCATCACGGAATTGCACAAAGGACGGAGTGACCGTCGTAGACAACGCGCCAGCTTGAGCGGTCCATGTCCACGGGTAGGTAGACAAATAGGTGGACGTATGCAGCAGCCCGTTGCAGACAATCATCAACTCTTGCGTCCCACCATCCTTCCGCCATGTGTATCCATTCAGGATACTGGCAGCGGCAATGGGAGAGGCGGTCGTCCGCTTCGTCCCACCCCGCTTGGTGACCGCGCCGTAGTCTGTCAGACGCGCATTGTCCGCCCTCCGCATCTGGTTGGGCAGCACGCTCGCATCATCGGACACGCTGTTCAGCCCACCATCAAACTTGGGCTGCTGGTCTACGACCTTCTCACGGCCTGCCATTAACCGCCACTCCAGTCATACTTCACATCTGGATAGGCCATCATCGTCGGGTTGATCGTCATGCGACGGATGTCGTCGAGGAGCGACTTGCGGTCATCGTCGGCCATCGCCTTTAGGTTGGCTGCTGCCGCCGCTTCCGTGCCACCCTTGAGGAGGAGGAGAGCAGCCGCCTGCCACACCAACACCAGATGCGCGTTGGCAGGATAGTCGATGATACTGGCATCACCCACCAGATCAGCAATAGCCGTGGGCTTGTAGTTCACGCCGACATACAGCCCCAGCGCCGACGACACGGGCAACGCCTGTACCGCCTGCCCCGCGATGTAATACAGGCGGGGGTAGGTCGGCAGGTAGTTGCTCGTCGTCGCTAGCGGCACATCTTGATACCGTGTCTGCCCGTACAGCACGTTGCCGTCGCTGACGGACAGCATACGGTAGAAGTTCTGTTGCGTATCGCCAGACCCGCTATCCAGCGTGGTAAACGCAAACTGGCCGTTGACATCCGTGCTGACCTGACGGATGGCAAACCGATAGTATGGCGCAGCGTTCAGGATGTTGGACCACTCGCTGTCAAAGACGTTGTTCAGCACCAGCTTAATCGTGGCGTCTGACCACCGCGTCGAGCCAACCGCATCCATGTACTCGCGGGTGTCGGTAACCAACTGTCCGAGGGTGACGGTTGCCATACTTCTCCTTAGCTCACTTTACGAGGGCGTCCACGGCCACGCCGCATGGTAGACGGATCGGCACTATCCAGCACTTCTCCAATGGC